GCTTTCTAGCATTAGTCTCATTGACTTGATACTTTAAGGAAAACCTCGCCACTAAACTATCGACAGAAAGAGGTATTAAATTATAATAAAAATCATCAGTGACATAACTATGATTCTTAGCTTCGAACTCTACAGTAGATCCATAAACTGGTGTAAGATAAAGACCCGCGAGTTCTGAAGGTGCAGCTATACCGCTTATGTTGCGATCTCTGTTGTAAAATAAGTCTTCACTCATGAGTGTCCAATATAGTTAAGGGTTAATCTCACAGATCCATCTGAACTACTACTTAATTGTTCAGAAACAAGAGATGCGTTAGGTATTGATAGTTGTTGAATTCCATCTCCCTCTTTAGATGATAATAAAAAACTGACAGTTTTATCTTCTCGCGCATCTAAGAAATTTAATCCACTCTTCAGGAAAGTGTCGTCAACTTCCATTTGTACCGAAGCGGAATATTCAATAGGATTTACATGCTTCACTTCCACTGGGGTTTCAGAACCTATAGTGTAATAAGGTATTTTATTCATCGTCAAAGAATAATCAAATCCAATAATCCTATTACTAGTACTATTATCACAAGTAGCACTTATAGATCCTTGGCTTGGAATATAAATAGGAGTAGGAACTGAGCCAGTAGCATTAATGCCACTCTTCATTTCATCGTAAACAACAAAAGATGTATTAACTTTAGGTATAGAGCCGACAGCGCAGTTAACAGAATAAGAAGTTAAATACCCACTATTAAATCCATAAGAAGTATTATTTTTATAATTAAAACTACCCTTCATAGCCTCAGATTCTCCCGTGAAAGCTAGGATAGGGTCTTCATATATGAGATTCCTCGAAAAAGAAACCGTTTGACTTGTAGCTCCTCCTACTGTAGTTACACCACGTACTGAACCCAAAGGCTTCGCAATATTACTGCTGTTAGAATAGCCCATATCGAGACTCTGCACTCCCGAAAGCTCTCTTGCGCTAGGGCTTCCATCTGCCCCTGCTATAAAGAAGTGACAATCGTAATTTAGTGTTGTTCCGTACATTATGCTCTAGCTTGTCTTAGTGATCCTCCTAGTCTTTTCTCGTCATCTATTACTTGTCTAACCACATCTTTTATCTTAGTCGCCAATGAATTCTGTTGATCGTCTCCGTTACCTTGAGAGTTGGATGACCCATCAGAGTTGACGGTGATATTAATTATGGTTTCTCCAGAGTTATCAGAAACAGAAATAAGTTCATCAAGTTTACCTACTACGTCTCCAGATCCTCCACCACCCCCTGAGTTAAGAGCGTTTAAATTACCTCTACCAATTCTCTGGGTCGCAGCAGCGTTCATGACGAACTCACCGCCAGACAACATTGTTGGCACTGTATCTACTCCAGAAGTATAGGGTATAGAACCGCCTGTAGCTTTCTTGGAGAATAGATCAGTAAGGCTATTAAATCCAAAAGAGAATAAAGCTGAACCAATAGACCCCAATAAACCTCTTGAAGCTTGCTTCTTTTGCTCCTTAAGCTCCGCCTCTTTATTAGCTTGCTGAGTGAACAAACCAAATGCTGCCTCCTTAGAAGCTTGCTCCCTCTGGAATGCTGGGCTATTCCTCCGTCCAAACATAGTTAGTGCTGCACTTTGAGGAGCTAAGTTTACAGAAGCAAATCCTGAACCTCCTCTTGCTTTATCAAAGTTACCAGTAGTAAAACCTTGAGTGGCAAAATCTAGCAAATTATCTTTACCTTTCATTGCCCCTTGTCCGTAAGTTCCTGGGGTGAATAATCCTCCTCTTTGCATTGTAGGGACAGCACCCGAATTCAAAGCCGCCATGAAAGAAGATCCGTATTTATTGACAGAACTCTTCTTCATTACGAATTCTCCGCCAGTCAGTAACGCTGGCACATCATCTCGATTACCAGAACCACCTCTTACTTTTCCTCCAGCATTGAATCCAGATACTATATTGTTTACAGCTTTCTGCATAAAAGCTTGAGATAGAGTATTGAAGAAGCCCGAAGCTGCACCTAAAAGTAAATCTTTAAGACTCTCACCATTAGCAATAGCTTGAGTCATTGCATTTCCTATATTCTGAGCAAACTGAGCTGATGCATCTATTAACTGAGCTGAAAATTCTTCTTCTCTTACGATATCAGCAAATTCCATTAACCCCTGATCGGTTTTTTTACCTAAAGCCGTTGCCTTCGCAGCTCTATTTCCTTCTGATATGTTAAATTTAGCTCTAGCTGTAGGATCAGTAGAGGTTAAAGCGTCTATTCTTGCTTGAGCAATATTTTGAGGAGATGTCAGGTTAGTGACCATATCTCCTACAAGTTGATCAAAGCTTAAATCCCCAAGTTTGCCAGCAGCTTTTATCGCAGCATCCGCTAATTCTAGATTAGCGTCAGCAGCTTGTTTGGCTATACTGTTATTATTAATAAGTTGTGATGTAGTTTTTTCTACTTCTGCAGCTAACAGATTGAATGTTTTGTCCCCCTTCCTTTCACCAAATTCAGCTAAATTTTTAGACAATTTTTTGAATTCGGCAATTATATCGCCTCCTTTCAATCCGTTTATTGATTCCATGATTTCATTAACGTCAGAATCTCCTAATTTAGACATTTGTCCTTTTATTGTAGGATTTTCCAAAAGACTTCTGAATTGTTCTCTTTGATTTCTTTCTCTTATAATGGTATCTCTCTCATTCTCTAGAGAAGCAATACCTCTTTCTGAAATAGCATTTGAAACAGCTCTCCCTCTAGTTTCATTTATATTTAAAGGGTCATTAGACCCTTGAGCTATAGCTAATTGTCCTCTTGCTATTTTTTTAGACAATAAAATCTCCCTGCTAACGCTAGCATTTTCATCAGCAGTCCCTGACCTAATAAGGGCGGCATCCATAGCCGCTTTTTGCTGCGTGATTTCAAAAGTGATATCTCTATTTACATCCAGTAGTTTTTTTGCTGCATCTACCCTATCTTTTTCTCGATCAAGTGCATTAATAATTGGAACCAGAGCCGCTTTCACTGATTCATCATTTTCTTCTAAAAGTTTATTAGCCATCTCAAGGACTTTAATTCTGTCTTCTTCTGTGGCTGTTCCTGATTGGACTATCTGATTTAACTTTTCCTGTAATCCGTTGCTAATTCCTTCTATAAAAGTTAATTCTCTACTCTTATCAACTATTTGACCAACAGCATTAACAGTAGCGTTCCTATTCTTTAAGTTTGCATCTATCTCTACTCTTTGTTCTCTAAGAGAATTTAATTCAGTTTTTGTCAAATCACCTCTAGTTTCAGCAGCTAAGATTTGGGTATCTATAGCGTCCAAGACCCCAGTTTCAGCTTTTACTCTTTCTACAGCATCTTTTATTTTTTCTTTTGCAATAGAAGCTATTGCTCTTTCTAGCGTCTCCTCTTGTTTTGTTACCTTTAATGCATCCTCTTTTATTTGTAATGCTTGTTCTTCTAATATAACAGCCCTAGCTCCATCTTCGTCTATATTAAGTTCTTTAGCTTTGTTTTTTACAAATTCATCCATTTTTCTTTGGTCTGGTGGCCCTTGTAAATTTGGACCCAATCCAAATGTTAAGTCTACATCTTTTAATTGAGTTCTTAATTTCGGCAATAAACCATTGGTTTCTTTTAAAAATTCAGCGAATAATGCCAACTCTTCAGAATCTATTCTGAATCTAAAGCCTTCTTCTCCTTCTTTTATATCCTCCCCTCCTTTTTGCCTCATTCCTAAACGAGCAAGTTCTTCTTCTATCGACTCGATAGTTCTTCCACCAGCTCTCGCTTCAGCGATAGCTCCTGATAATATATCCTTTGTCTGAGAGCCTTCAAAAGAAAGATTTTGTCTTTCAAGAATTTCTCTAGTTTCGGTCCCGCCACCAGTTCTACCGAAAGGAGTATAAGTCCCCGTATTAAACTTTTTCTCAACCATCACACCTGGGCTTTGTATTGTAGATATTAAATCCGCCATAACATTAGCGCCTTTGGTACTACCCACTAACCTATTAGCCTCGTCTGTCAGTTGTTTTTGTTCTATTTGACCTAGGCTCTGAAGTTTCCTAGCTGCCGACGCTGAAGCATCACCTAACGCAGCTATTCCTGTCTTGGTATTATCAGTTATACCCGACATATCCTCGTAAACGCTTGACCCAAATTTGACAGCAGCGGTAATACCTCCAAGCGCTGCTCCGAAAAGACCTAATTTACTTATGATACCACCTGTTTTGCCTCCTATCGAGTTTCCAAAATCATTTATAGCACTACCTGCGAAAGCTGCAGTTGTAAGAGAGCTGCCAAAACTAGCAAATCTATTTACAAATCTTCCAAATCCTTCTTGCACTTCAGAAGTAGCACCGCTTAAAGCAGAAAAGGCAATTTGAGTCGCAAATATACCACCAAGCATATCTCTAGAACCTTTAGTGTTATTCTTGTTTTGATTCGTGGAATCTTTAAGAGATTTCGTATAATCTTTTTGAGCTTTAATTGTTGCTTTATCAAAAGCGCCAAAATTACCTTGTCTTCTAATTGCAGGTGTTGGGTTTTTACCAAAACCTAATTCTGTAGATCTTCTAGCAAAGTTTGGTATAGCTCCAGTAGGTTCATCTCTAGTGTTAGTGACGGCTAACCCCATTGGGTTACCAGCGTTCTTTAAACTAGAGTCTTGATTAATCCTAATCTGGTTGATTGGTAATCCTGCAGCAGATTCTCTAGCTATTGCATCTCCTAATCCACCAGCGAAATTAGGTATATAACCTGCAGCTGAAGTTGGTGTTCTACCCCGTGTAGACAAACCTAAGCTAGATTTCACACTGCTAGCGCCTGAAAGCCCTCCTTGCGCTTTGTTTGCTCCTGCCGTTAATTGTTGAAGAGCTGGGCTAGTAACTTTTTTCCCTGTAGGATTATTACCAAAAAAAGCAACAATTTTTTTGGCCATACTATTATTACTTTTATAGTTAGACCCTATTTTAGCTTCTAAATAATTAACTTTGGACCCTTTTAAAGATGGCGATATTTGAGATATGTTATCTACAGCTTTACGACCTACATAATCAAAAGTACCTGTTTCTCCGAAATCAAAGTCTGGGCTTTTGAGTAATGCACTAAGTGCGGTTTCGAAAACCGCACCTGCTAAACTACCGATTGCGCCTTGGTTACCTAATTTATTAATTTTCCCAGATGTAGGTTTACCACCCGTCATACTTTTAGCCTCAGATTTTGATAAGCTTATAGCATATTTACCTATCCTATTTTTTAATTCTTTTTCTTCTCTAGCTTTTTCTCCTGCGGCATCTATACCATAGACTGGGAATTCAAATGTATTTGCTCCAAATTTCCCTTTAGCAGTAGTTCTACCTCTTTTTTGAGGTACGATCATAGCGGCAAAATCTATGAACTTAGACTTAGGATCAGTCTTAGCAAAATTAGGTATATAGCCTCCAGCCGCTCCAATTTTCCTAGCTCCTGCGGGAAGCCCCATAGAAGAAATCATGTCCTGATTAAATATAGCAGATCCGTCACCCCCCGCAAAATTGGGGACCATGTATTCGCTATTATTAGCGATCATTGTTCCCTTTTGTCCACCTCCAAAATTAAAGTTTGGTATAGTGACTGGTCTAGCTGAAGAAGGAGCGCCTCCTACGCCTTTACTAATATCTGAGCTTTCTGATCCATAACCAGCTACAGCATTGTAGTTTGGAATAAATCCTCCAGCACCGCGACCTTTGAGCTTTTTAGTTCCACCCATAACCCCAGGAGCTATTGTAGCTGCAATATTTTGCATCCTAGTCATTATCCCCACTTGCTCATTTAAAGCTGTAGTAAAGAATTTTGTTTGAGCTTTCCTTTTATCTCCAACGCTTAACTGCGAATTTTCAATAGCTAAAATTTGTTTTTGAATACTCTCGTTACCTAACAAAGTCGAAGCGATCTGTCCTTGTAATGTAGCCTGTGCTTGTGCGGCTTTATTTAAACCAAAAAATGTTTTTAAAGACCCTACACCGAATCTAGCAAGATCAGCGGTAAGTTTAAGAATGATAGCTCCAAATATAGCTAACCCAGGACCGCTAATAACAGAGCTTATACCTTTGACTATCCCTCTAGCCATATCACCACCAACGCCCTCTCCATCTAATACTTCTTTAATGTCGCCAACTAAGCTATTAAAAAATCCTAAAAGATTTTTAAGACTATCCGTAACTCCTATTTCTCCTAAAGCATTTGCTAATTCTTTTAAGTTGACTGTAGCTTTATTTATAGAAGCAGACAATGTATCATTTAAAGCTATATTACGAGAATAAGCTTCATTAAAAGCAGACGAAGCCGTTTTCGTTACTTCTATTGCTGTAGAAGTTTCTTTATTGTAATCTTCTAAAATAGCTAAGAAAGGGGCGATTTGAAATTTACCAACTAAACCTTCCGCGATTTGTAGTTTCTTTGCATCAGGTAAGTCTCCTAAAACTTTAGCTAGATTTTGAATGAGCTTTGTAGCTCCCAACACTTGTCCACTAGCATCAGTTACTTGGACTCCCAAATTCTGCATTGTTTCCAACTTTTCTATACTCTGAATACGAGTAAATATAGTTTTGAAAGAGTTACCAATAACGGCACCACCTCGCGCTGTTGTTTTCTGAACTGCTGTTATAACTCCGATCAATTCATCAAATGAAACTCCAGCTTGAACAGCAACAGAACCTGATCGTTTAATACCTTCAATCAAGTCTCTTTCAGATACAGCGGCAGATACAGCAGCAGCAGATAATTTATTTAATACTTCTGCACTACTAAGACCCTCTTTGTTAAAAGAGTTAATAGCTGCAGTTAATCCAGCAACAGCTTCAGATGCACCCAAACCAGATAATCGGGTTAATATTAAAGAGTCACTTAGTCTTTTTTGAACTTCCGCAGCAGACAAACCTTGACGGCTAAGCTCTAAAGCTGCATTTGCCACTGTATCGAATGATTGTTCAGTATTCTTAGCAACATCAAAAATAGTTTTACCGAAATCCTTTAATTGTTTGTCGCTAGTTCCTAAAATTGAATTAATACTAGCCAGAGATTTTTCCACCTCTATGGTAGTTACAACTAAATTTTGAAATCCTCTGGTAACTGCAGAAAGAACTCCAACAGAAGCTCCAAATGCTAACACGCGAGCATTAGCAGCTTCCATAGATTTAGTAAACTGATCAGCCTTACCTGTAATACGGCCCAAAGGTTGAGATAGTCCCTCAATACTTTTGGCCCCACTGCCCATATTAATCTTTAGGCTTTTCCCAGCTTTTTGAGCTGCTGCCTGAATGCTGGCTTCTAATCCTGTTTGTACTACTGGTATTTTTAATGGCATATCCGTGAACCTTTAATGTATTTACACAAAGATTTACACATCATGTCCAGCTAATCGCATCATTTGTGTCATATCTAATTGACCGCCATGTTTTTTAGCTTCTTCTGCCAGAGAAACGCCTTGGACTCCACCTACATCTTCTACATCTTCTTTAGTAGCCCCAAACAAAACTGAACCTGATGCATCATCTCTTATACCAGTTGAGCTTGAACTCTGATTCTTTGAAGAAGAATAAGCTATTAACTTCTCAGGATCTTGACGATAATCATCTGGTATATCTTCTGTATACTGAAAAATATTATGAAACATCCTACCAAATAAAGTCACCCTTAATTGGTAGATTGTTAATTCAGTAATAGGCTTCCTGTAAAACGATCCACAATCTTCACACAGAGAAAGATACATACTAAAGAAAGGTCTTAGAACGGCTTTCTGGAGATTGTCATCAGAAATACGTTCTGTGATATCATTTTGTAACTGGGTAAGCTTTAAAATTTCCCAAGTCTCTAGTTCACCGAATTCCTCTTCAGAATACAAGTGTTCAGTAAGTTCTTTATTTTTAAATATTAAAAATCTTAATATTTCATCGCTGCTTCTTGAGGTAGCATAGTCTTCGGCAGTTTGACCTATTACTTCACTCCTGTCAGATTTTAGCTTATATAATTCTTGAGATCTTTCGAAAATAGTCTTCTCTAATTGTTCTCTTTGGGATCTTAAATTTAAATGTTTTACGCTTATTTTTAAATTCTCTACCTCTTTTTCTAAAGAAGCTATTTTTAAATCACTTTCTGCGTCCCATATTTCTTCTTCTAATACATAAGAAATTCTGTCTTTTTCTAATTCTAAACCTCTAGATAAAGCCAGCTCTTTATATTTTTCGTAATATTTATGTAAATACCTCTGATCTCTAATACTTATATGTTTTATATAAATATAAGAATCATTGAATAAAGCTTCCGTATAACCATCGAAAGCTTCACCAACTAAAGAGATATAGAACTCTTCTTTCAAACCTCACCATTTTCGACATCTTCAATGAGTTGATTGAACTCTTCAGGAGTAGAAGCTTGGTTAAAGAACCAAAATGCTAGAATTGTAGTAACTTTTTTAACTAGCAAACCATAGAAATCAGAAGACTCATCTTCCTTAAGGTAGTAATCATCTATTTTTTTCTCAAAATCATCACCTATAAAATAAGGTTTTGGATTTTCATCATCTTCATATTGAACATGAGTTAGCATGAGGGTATACCACAAAAGCAAACGGTTTTGAGCTTTAGTATCCGCAGTATGATCAAACAAAGACTGCATAGAAGTCTCAGAATCAACAATCTTCCTTTTCTTTGTCGCCAACTCTTCTTTTAGAGCTTCGATTCTTTCCTTCTGTTTGTCCGTTTTTTCCTCAATAGTCTCAAGTCTCACATATTCGTTTTGGATATCGAATATATCTTTATAGAGTATGCCATAATCTTTAGCATCATCTTCACTCCAAACTCCACCAGTATCGCTATACTTTTTGTAGAGCATAGCTTTGGTTAAAATACCTTTTTTTACACAGCGGCTCATTTCTACTGAGTATTCAAGCTCAGCCTCTTCAAGATCTCTACGAGAAGGACGTTTAAGTTTAACTTGAACAGGGACTTTCTTTTTTACTTTTTTAGTAACAGTAGTCTCTTCACCAGTTTTTTTGTTTTTCCTCTTAGTTACTTTATCGACTTCCTTTTCTTCGTCGATTGTGAATGAGTATAATTCTTTAAATGCCATAACCTTTTTCCTTATTTAAATGTAAAACTTACCTGATAATTATCGATTCTAGAACACAAATTTCTAATAGATTCATTGCCGCAATCTAAAATTCTTTTTCGAATCCAATCAGCCTTATCAGGGGTAAAGTGATCTGCGGTATCTATAATTGGATGATACTTCTTTGGGATATTTTTATAAAGCTTCTCATAATGAAAATCGTGGTCTTTCTTCATATCTTCAACCAACATTAGCATCATCTTGAAAAGCCTAGAGATCTCATCATTAGACAGCTTTTCCAAATTTTTTTTAGCGTTCATCCTTAAACCTATCTTATTATATAAATAATAGTGTAAAAATCAACATGGCAGGTTTTTTATCAAGCGACCAA